GTGAGCCTTGCTATTTGGTGCGCCCGAAGAGATTCGAACTCCTGACCCCTTGGTTCGTAGACGTGTACCCGCGAAGCAATATTTCTAAACTAAATCAAACGCTTGCACGTTGTGAATTGGGGCATAAATATTTTTGTACAAATTTGTAAGTGGTTGTTTTTGCTAGTAGTACAAAGAGGCTATGCCCCACAATTTAGAGCAGATTAGCTTCTGCCTGGCGTCGAATTGTAAGACCAGATAGAACCTTACCGCCGCCTTTATTCCATTTCAAAATCTCACGCTTTGCGCCTTCAATATCTCCGCGGTTAAACTTGCGGCGAAGAGTGCTATTTTTTAAGCGGCCTAATCCTAAGTTGTAACTGAAGTCAGACAAGCTGCAAAGTTGAATAGGGTTAGCGCTAGGGCAAAGTTTGAAAGAGCCCTGGGCAAACTTCCTAGCGTCGGCGCGCATACGTGCTTCGGCATATTCTTTAGTCCATACGGTACCCGGCTTTATGTCGGCACCAGTAGAACCGTACCCGCAGGTTAAAACACCAGCGGGGCAGTAGTAGGCTTTACGCCTAAGACCTTCAAAGCGACGGATCAATACATAGAGCGCTTCGAAAGTATCAAGGTGCAGGTTGCGCTCGAATTGCATTACTTGCCTTTAGAAACAAACACACGGTGCGCAAAGTAGAAGCCAAGGATAACTCCGACTAGCTCTTTATCCCACTCGGTTGGTTTAAAGCCACTAGTCCACAACCAGCTTACCCAAAGTATTAATGCAATGGTAGCGGCTGCGGGGCGTATGCACCCATTCCAGGCATCAACCCATTGAATACCTGTTTTTGCGTTGATGGTGGCCATTGCTGCAACGAAAGCGTCTGCGTCTTTGATGGCCAGATCACCTTCAGACTGAACTTCGATTTGCTGAATGTTCAGTTCGGCAGATACTTTCAAGCGATCCATTTCGCGTGCATGCGTCTTGTCATCAATCTCAGCTTGCAAACGCATTGCCTCGATCTCATGCTTATGGTCTTGGGAATTGGTGATCCAACTAGATGCCTCTCCCCAAATGGCTCGGAAGACAGAGCCGCCTAAAAAAGAAAATAGCGCGCTAAACATTTCGATACTCCTTACTTAACAGAACCTAGGCCGAGCTTGGTAGATAAACCCACCAATACCAGACCTATAATAATTATCAACAATCCCCAAACGCCTTTCTTAGCAATATCAAGTTTTAGATCGTCCCAAAAAGCTTGCTGGGCTTTCGCCGCGTTGATCATTGCTTCATGTGCCTTGCGGTGTTCTATGGTGCCGTCGGGGAATGCCTTATTGATTTCTTCAATTGACGTTTTAATATCCCCGATCATTTCGGCAATGTGTCGCATTTCTTTACGGCGCTCTACGCCGTCCCATTCATCATCAAAGATAACCACGGCTAACCTTCCACTTTCGGTGTTCTTAAACCTAAAATACGACCTGCATAAAGTAATTTATTTTGACCAGAGTGCTCTTTCCATCCGATGTTGATGTCGTTTACTTTGCCGAATAAGAAGGGTTTGATAGTTTTATATTGCCAACGTAACCAGCTATTTTTAGCGATGCCGAAGAATTTACGATTGAAGGTGTAGGCGCTATTGCGTTGCAGCCACATCATGCGGCAATACCAGCGAATAAATTTTGAATTGTCGTAGTCGGCTTGCGTCCACGTACTAGTGGCGTCATACACTCCGTACCAGTATTCGTCCGTCGCATTGTCATCGGTATCAAACCAAGTTAACCACCACACCAGGCGATCGCGATTTAATAAAGTCAGCTTGCTATCCAAGCGTTTTACGGTAGTGAGATAAGGTGCACGTGTCACGAAGCACACGGCTAAAGGCGATAAGATGCGAAACGCTAGCCCAATTAAAAAAAGTAGGGGCCATAGAATTGCCCAGATAGCGTATTTCATAGTGAAGGAAATTCCACGGTTGATTGTTGTTCGGGATTGGCCGCTAGATATTCTTCCTTAGAAATCTGAACACTTCCTTCAGGAACTGCAATATCTAGGTTTTCAACAACATAAAACCCGTCGTTTCTATCTTTAAAATAAAACATTAAGAGACCCTCGTAATAGAGAATAGATTTTCATTTGCTGTTGAGCCCGCAGCAATTCCTCCTGTATGCGCGCGTACTACACTTCCCGCGGGTAAATAAAAGACGCCACTTGCACAAGTTGCGTAATTTGCTTGAGGAGTTGTTCCTATTGCCAATACTTCAGAGGCATTAGTTAGCGCGGTGGGGTCAACTGTCGGCTGAGTAGTATTTAATGTAACAGCTACAGTGGTTGCCGCAGCACCCTGCTCAGAAAAGCTAATAGCATAAACCCCGTTAGTATTGATTGTGAAAGATGCGCCTAATGTTGCTGAGTCTGCATAGGTAATATCACTGCCCTGATTAGTTACCACATTGGTAAACCGTCTAATTTTAGTATTTGTACTACCATATCCATTAGCGGTGTTCACCCTAACCATGGACTGTGTCGGAACTATAGGTTGAGAACTAAAGGTTTTAACACCTCCGATGGTTTGGGCACCGCTAAGTGACACATACAAAGAATCAAAGTACGTTTTTAAAACTGCTTTTATATTCAACCATGTTGTTTTTTTAAGTACAAAGGCCGCGGCGCTATCTACTAGCGGAAGTTCGTCCGCATCCACGGGCACGGCTTTACTTGCTGCGGCATGAGTGGGAACGGCAACCGGAGTGTTAGCTGCGGCATCCGCACTGTTACTTGCTGCGGTTGCATATCCCGAAGCAAGCGTAGCAAAACCGGAAGCTGACGTAGCAAACCCTGAAGCGGATGTAGCAAACCCTGAAGCTGCTGTTGCACTGTTAGACGCAGCAGTGACACTTGCTGCAATTGAAGTAAGTAAGCTGTCTGCGGTGGTCGTGGATGACACTGCAGTTTTAACTGAGCGCGATGTTTGCTCAAATAGTTGTTGCACTAATAGCGTAAGCTTATCAAAAGCCTTCTCCACCACGTCCGGGCGAAAGTTAGTTAAGCTTACTAATTGTGTAGGGGACAAATTGATGACAATTGTTATCAGATTGCCCACCACGTACGTCGCTGACGTGGTGATACTCCCCCCAGGTGAAGCGTTTTGATCAGGATTTAGAGTAACGGTAAAATCAGAGTCAACGGTCAAGTCGCTTTCAACGGCTACTAAATTGGTTAATACTACCCGTAGATCGTTTTTGCTGAATGCTTTGAAGGCGAAAGGGAATACAGTTTGTGCGCCATTTGCGCTATATGGTCCGGCTTTGCTAGTGGTGTTGGATACAGACATGCTGCGCTCCTTTTAAGTTGGCTAATTCTCGCTTAAAAGATGCGCAGCATCCGACCGTTACCGCTTGCTGTCTGTACTTGCTACCCCTGAAACTAATCCGCGCGCTGCATCTATTGGCCCGGTAGGCGTTACTTTGCCTTGTTCTATGTCCGCCATATAACCTAAAGGTTTACCGAGCACGCTGACTGGTACGCCTGTCAGCATCGATACCAACGTGAGAGTGTCTTTAATGGCGGGCTTGATGCGCCCGTCTTCAAACATTGCCTTGTACACACTGGCAGGCGCATTGGCTGCCGACTCTAGTGCACTGATTGCCGGAGCTGTTGCCATACGATCATCGTATTGTTGCGGAGTGAAGCCAGCTGCGGCACGATTTGCAATCGGGCCAGCGATTGGGATCATCGCAGTTGCATTGCGTAATGGTGCCCCGAATATGAATGAAAGCCATTCGTCTAGGTACTCGTCATCACCGTCACCTCCGCCGCCTTTCATACCACGGACAATGGCCTCCGATACCCAGCACGGAATCAAGAAGCCAAATAAGAAAACGTAGAGCGCTTTACCAGCTCCTTTTCTAAATCCTAAGTCTTGCGAGATAGTGGCGAACTCACTGCCCATGACGTTAGCCTGCATGTTGAAATAACTGGCAAACTGAGTAAAGGCACGCTTCCATGCGCTACCGGCTTCAAACGCCGATATGTCTTCCGGTTGCAATGAGCCTTGAGTTTCGCGCACTACGGCATTGGCATCTCGTATTGCCTCGGTCTCACTTGCACCGCTCGCAAGAGATTGGTTATAAGCTGCCGACCAAGACACAGTATCGACTACGTTTTGAAACATGGATTGCAGAATATAGGCGTGCTTCTGTGTCCAGTTCTTAACCTGATCGAACTTATCAGGGTTAAGTAACATGTCTTCGATCTCGCCCTTGAGGTGGAATGTTTGCCCGTCCAAGCGTTCTGACATGAAAGGGGACAAAGCCGCGGCAGCCTTGGCCATATCGCCCGGCGATTTGATATAAGTTACCATTGCCTGGCGTAAGTGCGTAGGCTGAACTTTTAACAAAGTGATACTGAAGCCGGTGATCTGCTGCAAAGCATTGGTCAAGTTAGCAAACATGGTTGCCATACCAGCACGTGAGCGCATGGTCGACAAGAACTTATCCATTGCACGGCCTGCCGTTCCCGCGCTCGGTGTCATAACGATTTGCTTGGCCGCCCGATTTAACCAGGGCAGAAGTAAATCAGTATAAGCAACCGGATCATAGCGATTGAGTTTACCTTGCATCTTTCTAAGAACCCGTTGCACATCGCGCACGTGACGTTCCATGTGTGCGAATAATAGTACCTTGTCCAAGTGAGCAGGTAGCAAGCGCAGATCAAGAGCCAATGGCCGGTTGTACTCGACCCGTGACTTCGTGAAGCCGCGACTGGTAGCCGGGAACATATATGCGTTACCTGCGTTGGCTTCTTCCATGGCCGCGTTGATTGCTGCATCTTGCACTTCAAACGTATCGGTGATAGCCGGTACATACCCGCCACGATAAGTGCCGAATTGATTGGTGAAGCTGTCCGCTGTTACTTCGGCAAAGTAACGGCCAAATACTTCGCGGTGCGTTTTCTGTGCAAGCGGTTTGGTCTCTTCCAGTAAATCCCAAATACCCTGGGCAAAATCAAAGTGCGATTTATTCAAGCGACCTTCATCAATCATGCGCTTAACGAAGCTATCCCATTTCGATGTATCAAGGCTCTTGTCTTCCAGCTCGGTTGCCCAGCCTCGGCCAAGTAGCAATTTACGTTTATTGCTTTCGTTACCTGTGTGCAATATGGCATGCAATAATTCAGACATGCCCGCGTCACCTTTAGAGTGGCCAAAGGTATATTTCAATTCAGGAGCTGCAATTCGCCCAGGGCGCAAAGATGACTCAATGCTTTTCAGTAGGTCACGGAACTCGGCAATGTGCTTAGTGGCATCGGTGCGATAACTGTCGGCAGCTTCAGATATAGGCGTGAAAATAAAATTGCGGAAGGCACCGCGTCGATTGCCACTGTCCATGCGACCTACCCAAGCCTCGACTCGACGAAGGGAAGCGCGTAAGCCTTGAAGGGAGCGTTTTCGTTTGTCGGCTTCTGTGACTGCTTTACCTTCACCCGGCACAGTCAATGGCATGCCGAGCGTGTCGAGTTTTTCGCTTAATTGACGAACGACTTCCTCACGATCCATCATTTTGCCGTCGATCTCGATTTGCTTTTCACGGCGGGCTAAGTACCATAGGCTTTCAACTTGATCGCGTAGTGCGCGCAATTCATCGATCGTCAGCTCCTTGATCTCTTTTGCATTCTGCTGGGCCATCATAATGTCAGGCTCAAGCGCTGCATACAATTCAGGATCGTAGGCTTTGACTAAGTCGATATATTCACGTGCATTCTGTGCACGTGGCCCCACACCATACTCAGCCAGTACAGCACGTGCGGCATTGACCAAGTCTAGGTTGTAATTAGTTTTAAGAGTGTCGGTTTTAGCCGTGGCAATCTTACGGAATTGCGCAACAATATTCTTCACTTCAGCGGCGGCTTCATACGCTGCTTTGGTCGTGGTATGGTTCACCAGCTGATTGCGCTTTTGTACCACGGCCTCTTCACGTTTGCCTTTGCGCATCGCGGCATCGGCTAACTTACCGGCTTTCGCTGCGTCCGAGGCGAACTTGTTAGGGCGCAAGTCTTTGACTTTTGTTTTGCCCACTACCTGGCGCGCATAATCTTTGGCCATGCGTGAGAGGGCGAGGGCGGAGCCTAGCACTTTTTGCAATCCTGCCAGCTCGGTCGCAATCACGCGAGTGCGTACATCGTTATGAATCACTTCATCCGCGGCCTTGCTGATTGCGTCAGGGCTAGACATTTCGCCGTGTTGCTCTAGCATGCGTTGATCTGTTACTGCATCGACTACCATGTTACGCGGCTGCGCATCTAGGATGGTGCGCACAAGGTCATCGCCTGAAGCAAAGCCAAACATTTGCGCGACTAGATCAGGATGCAAGCCGTCAGCTGATAACATGCCAAAGCCGCCGTACCCTAAACGCTTCCAGTCTGGGTGGTTGCTAAGTTCTCCGGCTGGGTATAGCTCTTCAAGCCCTGGGATTGATAGACGATGGCCAGCTTCGGCTTTGATCTGCTCCCCGTTAGGTCCAGTTGTTTCTCCGCGTTTTAAGAAGCGCATCGCAGAATATACCGGCTCTTGATCGATCTCAGCCTCGACTTGCTTGCGTACCTCTTTGCGAATGGCCAGTGCTTCCTTATTCAAACGCGCAACGGTGCGTTCTTTTAGTTTTGAAGTCCACGTCATATCTTTAAGGCTTCGCGCTTCAAGGGCGGAGATTGCATCTTGGCTACTTGTGGCGCTGTCCTGCTGATATTTTGCGAACTCTTCAGGCGTCATGCCAGCCTCGTCAGCGCTTTGAAATAGCGGAGCAACCCCACGGGCTTGCTGCGCAGTTTTGATTTGATCAGCGGTCGCAAGCATGCCGTCAAATACTGCTCGAACTTCTGGCGTAAGTGTCTCGCCTGCGTCCGTTAGGTATTTTGATAGGTTGCGATAGACATTAGTTAGCCAAGCACGGAAGCGTTGAAAGATTGGTTGCAAGTCTAGGCTCGGAGCTTTGCCTTCAAACAAGTAGGCCTCGAAAGCTTCTGCCATTTTCTCGTGATTTGCACGTTGCTCTTCGACCGACATCGCATTCCATGCGGCAAGCTGATCCGGTAGTTCGCCATCAATGCCGAACCAATCAAGCAGGGTTTTCATATCCGTCAGTATTTGCTTCTCGCCGTCGGTCGTTGCGCCGCGCTCTAATACCTGCGCAGCAAGCTGTGAGTCCATGGATAAGAAGGCATGGCCAAGTTCGTGCAAGAAAGTCGAGAGGTCGGCATTCTTGAGTAACGTGATGTTGTTTTGCACGGGATTATAAGCCCCGCGATTAGCTCCTTCACCTTGACTAAAGCTACCGACATTTAAACCTTCAGTGCTTACCCACTCAGGAAGCAATCCGACTTTCTGATCGGCGTAGGTTGTATTTTGTTGATCAATACGATTCTGTTCACCATAAGGGCCGAAGTTCACCCAGCTATTCTGGCCACGTGTCTCGGTCGTCATTGCTCGCGCAGCAAGTGGGGAGAACATACGGACGTGAGCCTGCCATGCGTTTTCTTCACCTGTAGCACCGAAGCCGACGCCTTCTTTTGCATGGCCAAAAACATCATGCACAATACGGAATACATCGTTGGCCACAAGTTTATGGTCGCCGATCACTTCATCGGTAGGTGCTAGTAATGGGTTGTCGGCAACGTCCAATTCAGAAGAGCCGAAGCCACTGGTGGTTGGGAATACCCAAAGATGCCCGGCGTGAATATCCGCGATAAGTTGTTTAGGTCCCTCAGTATATGGATCAGGTTCGCCGTGCTTGATAAACTCAATTTTGAGGCCTAGCGTTTTAATTGCCTGGTACTGCGCAAGGGTTTCTTTGATCAATGCCGCATAGGCTTCTTGCACTGCTGGATCAGAAGGGTTGTGGGGCATTGCTTCAAAAGCATCGGCAATACGGGCGCCGCGAATTGGGTCAGCAATTACAAAGTTGGTTTGAGGGTAGAACGGGAGTCCGGCTTCCGTGACATATTGTGCTGCTAAGTCACGGACGGATTGAAGCGGACCTAGCGAAGAGCTAGGTAAGTTGGTTAAGGGTTGGTTGCGTTGAAGCGGTCGAAGCGATTGCGCAAAGCTTTCTTGCCCTGCAGCTCTTCCAGTGCTTCCTCTTCCGGTGTCATTGCTCGTTGCTCTGGCAATTCCGTCTCTAATGAGCTCGGATGCACGTAGTCTAAGATCAGCACGCCGGCTGCTTTCAACGGATGGTTCTCCGGCAGGCTGTCCCGTGGTGGTCGTTTTATCACTGTTGCCATAATTGTAATCCTTTCCATTTTGGGGAAACGCCAGGTATGTTGTATCTCTACCTGTCTCAAAAACTCCGTCCCCTTGATACTCGGCCAGTCTTTGATCTACTAAATTTTCAAACTCTTCATCGGTAACTTTACTGAAATTGTAAAGTACCATTTGCCCATTAGCGGTACTATGCCCGCCGATCAGTTTTCCGCCATCAACTTCAATCGCTCTCAAGTGAGAGTAGACTGAATGAATGCCTTCGGCATCTAAGCCTTCAGGCAATGTAACGGTTATTACGCCTGTTTTCTTCAAGCCCTTTTGAGGCGTATCGGAATACGCGATCATTGAATCTTGAGAAAGCACTTCGCCTAAAATCTTGGCAGCTTGCAGCACTTTATTTGCGTCAGCTATGCCTACGGCAAGCGAAGGATTAGTGGCGTCTAAATACCCACCAATCTGTTCTACGACTGTACCCGAAGTTTTCAAGTCAGACAATACTTCAGGCACAATAATTTTGGCCACATTGCGACTTACTTCAAACTTCTGTTCGACTGTTAGAGCATCCCATGCGCTTGTTAGTTCTGAGTTGTTAGGGTCAGGCGCAACTTCAAATAGCACACTGGCTGGGTTAGTCGCTTGCTGGCGAAGTAGGTGCGGGTCGTTTGGGTTAAAATTACCGTTGTTTTTAGTGGCAGATTTAACTTGCTTCGGATCAAAAATAATCGCTTCAAAAGTGCCGTCTTTATTTGGCAGCACTACCCCGTCAAACCCTCTCGACTCTATTTCATCTAGTGAAAGTTGATCGTATTCTTTCCAGCCGGCTGGGTTCTTAATGTTGGCATAAAGCGACATGATCGTACCGTTACCAGCTGCGCCGATCTCTCCGTCTTCAATGGCTTGCTTGTTAGATGTTACCCAGAAGACGCCTTGTGCGCCTTTATTCATATTAACTTTGGTGAAGGCTTTATCTGTGCCGTGGTAAACAACTTGCGGTTTACCTTCGCTATCCACTATTTTGCTATCTGCAAACCATGTCTTAAACTCTGGTGTCTCGATCTGCGCATTCGCTTGATCTAAGCTATCGCCTGCTACACGCTGCCCTGAAATGGTAAGCGGGTTTTGGTCATACAGTGTTTTAGGACTTACGCCCAGCTGCGCTGCGCGCACTGCATAGTATGCTGACGCCATCGATGCGTAAGTATCATTGACTGATGGGCTTGTGTGTCCCGCAGTATTTAACTGATCTTTCACCAGGGCTTTTACTTCATTGGCTGAAGACTTGAAATTCTCGTCGCCTGCTTGGGCCGCGATGGTTTGATCAACTTGCTTGTTGAACTCTTCCTGGTAAGTTTGCTGAAAGTGCTCGGACTCGGCAAAGGTCATGCCGTTAGGGTCTAACTTGATATGATCTACCAAGCCTTGGCTAAGTTGAGTACCCGCAATATTGGCAGTGTATTCGTCCAATGGAATGCGAACACTGCCGCCGGTGCTGATAGCTTCGTTAAACTGCTCGCGCACGGCAGGCGATACTTGTGCAAGTTGCTCAACGGCTCCGCTTTGTGCCAGTACATTCGCATCGATATAAACGTCTTGCACTGGACCGTCTTGCGCAGCACTAGCAATGAATTGTTGAAAGGTAGCAGGATCACGCGCACGAAGTAAACTTTCACTGGATAGCTGATCCAGTTGGTTGAGGGCGTCACGATGTTGAAGAGCCTCTTGCGCCGCTTGATCTTGCCCGGCGAAATGGCTCGCCACTTTGTCGATTGCTTTCGCGGCACCAACTTGTACGCTACCACCGACCAAGGTGGCCACGGCGGTTTGATAGGCGGCTTCAGGTCTTTCTGCAAGATAAGATGAAAACGGTTTATCTGGGTTTAATACTGCCCACTCGTTCAAATCCTGCAATACCGTTGCAACTTGTTCGCCTGGTATTTCTTTGGCCAGAAAATCTTTAGCCACTTGAAGGATCGGCGCCTTGGTTTTCAAACCGTCTAGTAATTTTATTGCTGGTATTTGTTCGGTCGCATACTCAACGGTGCCTTGCGAAACTGCGAAGGGCAGGGCTTGTCCTAGTGTTTTGCCTTGATCTCTTGCTTCGCCGTAGCTTTGGCCTCCGGTCTGCACGGCCATAGTGCCTGACATTACGTTAGGGTTGCGAGACATAATCGCAAGCGGAAGTGTTAATAGGCTTTGAGTCGCGGACTCAATACCGCTGTGAAAGGCTTGCTCAGTAGAGCCCATGTCGCCACGAGCTTTCTGGATCGCGCCCTTAATATCTTTCTCAACCCCACGACGTTTGCCAACTAAATCAGACAGGCCGCCGAATAAATCAATCGGTAATATGCCGCCAGTTGTAGCCGAGCCAATATCCGCAACGGATTGTACAGCCCCATAAATACCTTCATTAAAACCTGAAAGCCCCGCCACAGCATCGTTACCAATAGCTTTAGCAAAGTTAACAGTTTTCTCAAGAGCCGATAAATTTTTAGTATCGTCATGGCTTAACTTAGCAAAAGCCGCATCGTCTGCCAGTTTTTGTTTTAACACCGGGGACGTGGCCACACTATTTGCGATCTGCTGAACTTGCGCTTGCTGCGCTAAGTCTGGGCGAGCCTCAACCACTGCGTCAGGATAGCCTAGTTGCTCGGCAACTCTTCTTTGTCCCGCGTACTGTTCTGGGTTAGTGCCTATCGCTTGATGTAATGAGCCCGTGAGCTTTGCTTCACGGGCTTGGGTTTGTGCTGTAAGTCTGGCAACGAGTGGATCGTCTTCGTTCTCAGTGCCTGGTATGCTAGTTGCCATCGATAAAGTCCGCCGCGTTAGAAATTGATTGAAGGTGAATCATGCGCAAGTTGTGCTCGTTAGGCACAAAGCGCGGGTCTTGAGGGAAGCGATCATGCAAGGTTTGCAAGCGTGTCGCAGCGATCTTACGATCAGCGGCGGGGATGATCACCTTGTCGACTTGCTCCGGCTTCATTTGAATTACCGGGATCTGTTTATCTGAGCTGAACCATCCGCCGTCCACCGTAGCCGACCGCGCAGTCTCATTGCGCATGATGTCGTTTTTCTCGGCACGAGTAAGCGGACGTTTGGCTGCGTCTTGCTGCGTCTGTATCAAGTGCTCGATGCGGAAGCGCAATCCGCCCAGGGCGGCTTTCTCGTCTTCATTTAGTTTCGTACCAAAAGGCTTGAGCCCCATGTTATTCGCGATCTGGTTGAAGTCGTCAGTGTCCATTTTGGCTTCAATGATCTTTTGCGGATTATTCAGTGCGCGCTTCATATTCATGAGGCTGCCTGTTTTCTCCGTGCCGATATAAGGGATCATGGCCTGAATTTGATTTTCAGTGAGTCTGGCCAGTACGTCTGGGTTGCTATATGCAAGGTAAGCCCCGAAGCCTGCCTTCTCTTGGGCACGTTCTGCGCGGGCTTGCTTGGCATCATTACGCGCATTAACCGCATCGATGTGTGATTGTTGCTGCCAAATTTTAGCCTCGACGTGATCTTGTATCGCTGCCTTCTTGTCACCTGGTAGATTGAAATATTCAGGCATGGCTTTAAGTTGTGCCAGTGATGCGCCTTTTGCGTAGGCATCCATGACCTTGTTCGTGTTGGTCGCGGTGCGCTCTAGTTCGCTACTGTTAAATGCGGTGACACGCGAGCGCACTTCTGCGATCGTGTCCTTGATCTTGCCAGCATCGCCAGGGAACATGTCGCGCACTTTCTGCTCCATCTTATCGAGCTGGGCAGGTTGACCGTCTGCTTTAGGTCCGAGCTCTTGCCAGACTTTATCTGCACCGGCCATTGATTCGTTGGCATCAATCGTCACCTTCAAGTGGCCTTCGATCTTGGCTTGCATTTCGCCTGTCATACCATCCTTATGCGTGCCGAAGTAGGCAATCGCGGCAGTTGGATTGTGCACTAGCAAAGTATTGATCACGCCTGCATGTAGGTCTGTGGACTTGGCCAGTATCGCATTTTGAATTTGTTCGGGGTCGGTAATGCCTTTCTTGATCAACTGCGCTTTAACCGAAGCGGCTAGGTCTTTCAGGTTGGCATCGGCAGTGGCAGGATCAACGGCGGCGCCGTTTACCAGTGCCGCGTTATGTGCCTCGAAGCCTGCGTCCTGTGCCTTGTCTAACTGCTCGGCAGCATGTGCCCCGATGTAGCCGTGAAAGCCTGGTTGTTGTTGCGCGGCGAATGTTGTCAGGTATTGCTTAACCCGATCATTCGGTGCGGCGTCGATGGCCTTTTGCGCAATATCGTTGTAGAACTTGTCTGCCTCTTCCGGCAAACCTTTGGCCAAGTCGCCCTGACGTTTACGCGCCTCGATCTTATAGTCGGTAATCTGGGTAAGTAATGAAGCCCCCATTTGCGTACCGGTGGCCGTGTCTTGCTTGATCTGCAAGTCTTCAGCGTGCTTACCTACCACGTCGCCTAGGTTAGAGAGGCCTTGCCCGGCCGCGCTTGCATAGTCAGGTTTGGCAAAGGTGTTAGGGGAGGCGATACTTTGCTGTCTTACACCTGGCAGCGCTTGCGCTTCTACTTGTTGTTGATACTGTGGAATGGATGGCATATTTATTTGCCTTTGTATTTGTACCAGCTATCGGCAACTTTGCCGGCACCGGTTAATAAGCTAGATGCCCCTGACATAAGCGGGTTCTGATTGTCGGCTTGCATTTGATGTAAGCCTGCGTTTGCGGTCTCGTTGTTGGCTTGCACTTTGGCAGACCATACGTTCTTGGCCGTATTGTCTTTAACCGTAAGCGCATCTTGCTCGCCTAGGTATGCGGTATCGGATAGGATATTAAGTGCGGAGCCTTCCGACATGTCGATGCCGCGACCTGCAAAAGTCGCTCGCTGCGTACCCATGATCGCCGCGGTCTTGCGTTGTTGGGCGATAAGATCACTCTCGCCGCGACGTGCAGCATCCTCCGCATTCCAATTGGCAATCATGGCGTTGTTACGATCCACGCCTGCTTGATAGTTGTAGGCGGCTTTGGTTTGCGCGCTTTGTTGGACTGCGCCGTACGCACTCATTGCCGTGCCTATAACCGCCATTGCTACCGGGGCCCATGTCATATCTTTACTCCTTGAATTTATCAGCGAGTGTAAAGCTAGGTTAGGCCAGCATCCGACCTATCCGCCTAGCGCAACGTCAAGCACCATAGATAACACGGTCATCGGAGTGGGGTCTGAGTTACGAACAGTAAGTTGGCCATACGGTCCCCAGCTCGGCAGCACTTCGATATTCAACTCCGCAGATTGCAAGGCGGGCAATGATCCATACTCGCTGTCTGTTCTGTCCTGGTACTTGGTCAAACGCTCTTTTGTTGGGCCGACGTAGACTTCTCCTGCACGATAAACCCGCAGATACACTCGGTTCACGTTCTTGACTTGCCCTTGGGCAAAGGCTTCGGACTGCAATGTGAGTGGCAATGTCGTCAAGTAAGCGGTTAATGGTAAACCCACGGTCACTTTGCTCGCGGCGAAGTCTAGGGTGATTGCACCCGCTGTAACCACCTTAGGCGGGTGCACTGCACCATCGGCTAGAATGTTCACAGTCTTGCCTTCAAGGTGGCCAAGTCCGGTGATCGCTGTTGTTGCCGCGCCCGTGTAGGTTAGCCCGCAATCAACATGGAAGGCGTCAGCCAAAACGGTTTCTTCTTGCAAGTCCAAGCGCTCAATGAAGCGTTTAGTCACACCATTGACTGTGCGTTTAACTGAAAGATAGAGTACGTCTTTTGTGCCTTCAGGTATGCCGCAGATTGATTCGATAAAGCCGTCCGTTGTATGTTGGTGCCAGCCCCATACCTTTTGCGAAGGCATATAAGTGACGCCCAATAATACGCCGTCGCTGCGCACTACCCAGACGATAGGGAAGGGCGTGCGGGTCAATGCCATATCAGTGATCGTGTAAGTATCAAACAAGTGCGGGGCCATGATACTGATGTCGTTTGATCTGAAAGCATAAGCGACGTTGTCATAGGCTACTTCATGCACGCGGCTTGATTGGTTGCGCACATATACTGCGGACTCACCCGTTGTGATGGGCTGCACATTACTTGCCCCGTAGTAGGATTGAGCGCGAGCCGACACGGTATTTGGACTGAATATATCTGAGTTCTGGGTATAGATGCGGAAGTCGCCATCGGTCGTGAGCAATAGCAGATCAGACAAGGGGATCATGTGCTCAATCTTACTTACCTGGCGAGCGGTCAAGCGCAGGATAATCGCATCATCGTCCCGTGTCGGTATTGAGTAATTCATGTTTGACTCAGTGCCGGAGCGAGTCGTCCAAAAGTTCTGGGGCTTATTATTAGTACCAGCAAAACAACGACGTTGTTCGAAATAAGTCACCGCACCGGGATAATTGCCTGCGCCACTAAAAGGGTTAACTGTCTGAGGTGGCGTGCGGGTCATGTCCGGCGTGATGTTGTCATCCTTGAACGTGAGCCCGTCTGTTTCACCAATAAAACCGAATAGGCCGTTGCGCAATTTATAAACGTAGTAGCGCACCGCGCCTGCAACTGCTGTCCAGGCAAGCGTATTGTATTGCCCTGCTGTGGTTAAGGTGTTCTTAATACCAATCAGGCTGAATTTACCATTGGTCCCTGAATACGTCGCGTAAGCTGTAGTATCAATCGGCACGCCTGCAAGGGTTTTAAGTGTGAAGGTTGTACCTGAAGGAACAGTATTGACTAAGTAAGTCCCGTCTACTAATTGCGTCATGGTAGTTGATACGCCATACACATCGACCTGATCATCCACGGCTAAGTTATGGGTGGCCGAAGTGATAACGCCGGGGTTTGCTTTAGTAATCCCCGTGATAGTGATCGGACTGCTACGGGCCGCCGCAGATTGTCCGGTCTCTTCAAGGGACTCAGTGGCCACCGCAGTGATCACGTATGAAAATGCAGTGGTACCGGAACCCGTTGCAGCTCCCGATACTCCAACAGGTGCGGCAATTGTCGGTACAAAGCTAATGTCGGTAAGGGTAAAACTGGTCGAGCTGGTGCGTCTTAATTCCTTAGGCGGGTAATTAGGGTGCACGATCGTCAGCACGTCAGCTGATTGCACATAGTGCAGATCGCCGACATCGGCTTCAGTGTAAGGCGTTACCAGTTCTACCGGCACGCCTAATACTGAGAGCGTACCGCCCAAAGTATGAAAGCGCACATATAAATCGCCAAACTCTAAGGCATAGGCTTGCTGGTTATTGAAGCTGAACTCTACCAGTGAGCACTTCTTACCGTTGATTTTGGCATTGTTCACGAACTGCGTGCCCTTGCGAGCACGTGCTGGGCCGTGCGGAAGTATCATGAAATTGATTGCTTCCGCTACGCCTGTTTGATACTGCGTTAAGTCTACCCGCCCAAACATTTCAGGGGATATTTCACCGCCTGCAAAGGAGCGTGCAAGAGTTTTAGTAGACATTTAGCGTCTCCATCTTGTGCTATGTTGAGCTTGCGAAATGCTAGTCCCGCGTGCACTAATCCAGTCCGGCTGGTGGTCTGGTTTGTAGTTGCCTGCATTGGCATCGTTGGCCGTTGCATGTGCAAGCTGCTTATCTGCCATGGCTTCCATCTCTTTGGCCACGTTCATGCCGGTAGTACCTTTGATGATTGGCCCAGCTAGTCTTGATGCCAGCTTGTAGCCGAAGGTCTCCACGAATAACGGCGTGTATCTAGTCGGGTCGACGATGCGCGCTACATAGCGCATCGACGCATTTGGGAGGTTAGTAAGAATTACATCGCCTTCTCTTTGAAATGGCTGCTTATTATCATCGTCGCCGGTGCCGGCAGGATAGTCTGCATCGGCAGGATAGATACTCAAAGGTTTGATCATGTCGCCAGGTATGGCGTACTGATACACCCATGCCGTGGTCGTTGGTGTCGTGAGCTGCGCGAGGCTTGCCCGTTTAGTGGCAAAACCCCATGCGTGCATTTCTAAGGTTGCGTCACGGCAGATAGCATAGAAGCGCGCGCAGTGTTGTGCTTGCGCAGTACCATCGGGCGGACTGATTGCTTGCACATTGGCTTCGTCGCCGAGATGGCCTAGTGCTAGATTGCATATATCGATTTCGGAAGCCATGTGAAGTCCTTAGTTAACGACTAAAAAGTCAAACGGAGTGATACCTGTTGCGGCCGCATTACCTGTGACGGTAAAGCTGCCGGCCCCCGCCACTACCCGAACAGATGTTAAGGTCGCATCTGATCCGCCTAGTTGAACGAGTACGCGCGAGGCTGCGGTCACTAAGGTATTAGTGATTACAACGCTTGATCCTGCGGCAGCAAAGGCCGCTCTTCCTGACGGTGCGGAGACAGTGCCATTACCCGGGACGCCGCTTATATCCCCGCTAGTTGCTTGCAAGTTGCTAGTCTTGACTGCGGCGGGAGTTGTTGCCCCAATAGATGTACCGTTGATGGTTCCCCCTGTGATTGCTGCTGCGGCTTGGTTGAATGCTGCTGGTAGCGTGTTCTCTTGCCCGCTTAATCCAAGCATACCGATCCAGTTGCCGATCGCATCGTATAAACGGTTGCCTACTACTTTGTTGGTTGTTGCCATGATAGAAATTCCTTGTTAATAAAAAGGGCGCACGGAGCGCCCTTTTTAGTGTTACTTAATTAAGAGCGAACCCTTAAACCAGTGAGTCGTCACCGCCGCCTGGTTCTGCGGCTGGATCACCTACATCGGCGGGAGCGCCTTTTACTTCTTTCTCAACTTTGGCCAACATTAAGTTGTCGGATAAAACCATTGCTTTGCCGCCAACTTTAGGGAAGGTCGTCTCGAATGTTTCGCCAGCTTTTACCAGGCGGCATTCATGAGAAAGCCAAGTGTCGCGTACTGCTGTGTATTTAGGCATCGCCTACTCCTATGCTACTGTGAAGCCACTTGGGTAGTTTTTATTTACCGAAATGTCTGAATCAGTGATGAAAGCCGAGAATGATCCGGCAGTTAATGGGCCTGTACCAACTGTGTATTGCGCGCCTAAATAACGCTGGCCAATAGGCAAGGCATTTAGAACTTGTGAGTTGATACAAAGAACAATCGGCTTGCGGCCAATGGTTAAATCCGTTTTAGGGATTGCATCGGTTTGAGAAACAATCGCCGGTGATGTTAATGCCGCAGCGGCTGAACTGATCACTTGAAAAGTGACAGTGGCCGCACCCGCAGCGGTTGCTGCAACATCAACAGTAAAGACAACATATAAATCGCTGCCTGCACCCATGTCTCGGTTAGTACCCAAGTCGATTGTGTTAGTTGATACTGCGGAAACAGTTACCGCTTGCGCGGCACTGAGTTGTAATAGTGCGTCTGTAATCACGATAAAACTCCTTAATTAAGAGACAAGAGTTTCAGCGATACCCAACGCGTCTACGCCGCGGACTGGAATACCCATGAAAGTCAATTGGTTGATTTGTTGACCGAACTGCGACAACGCCTGGTTGATGCCTAACGCATTGCTTGACTTCTCAAGCGCTTGGATCATCAAGCCTTCTTGGATTGAGCGGTTGCAATAGAAACCGGCGCGACCCATGTTCATGTTAGGAATACGAGCAATTGCGCGCATCATTAACTTGATCACGTTGGTAGCTGCAGTCGATGCCTGTGTACCTGTTACGCCTACCCAGTCAGAAACGTCGATGTTGGCAATACGCACAACATAACGCCAGTCTTTAACTACTAAGCCCGCATCCCATTGGAATAAAGTTTCTTCCGCTTGGTAAGCGTAGCCGTTGGCGTCAAACATTTTTTGCTCGCCTAAGTCACGTGCTTGCAAGCCTGCTTGTGAGCCTTTAGGGAACGTACAGAAAACAGATTGCTCGCCCCAAACTACTAAGTAAATCGAAGCGTTATCTGAGCCTACGCCGCCAGCTAAGATCACGTTACCGCCATTACCTGCGGTTGTTGAGCTGTAGCGAGTTGCCAAGCCTGAGAATGTTTTCAGGTCGATACCCACGTTACCGTTGAACAATTTGTTCGTAAACTCTTGAGACATCGCCTCGATGAATGCTGAGTCTTCGCTCAAACGGAATGCAGCTGAGTTGTCTTCTAAAGTTAACAACTTCTTATCGATCGGTGAACGTGCTTCCATCATCGCGCATGGCTCTACAATTTGAGCAGTGGTTGATTTACTGTTTGGCACGCCTTGGTTGTATGAACGCCAGTAAACTGGTGGTAAGCCGGTACGGATTGTCGCCAAGTGTGATGTAGCTTGGTTAGCTTCGCGGAATACCACGTCTTCCAATACATCATTTTGTTGTGAAAGTAACTCCGCAATCGGGTCAATCTTGCCGTCCGGATTAGTACGTTTTGAGTAGTCGGCAAGCGTAAGCTGACCGGTTGATAATACTGCCATGGTGTGGCTCCTTTAATTCATTAAGGGTTCATGTTAGGGTACATGCGCTTGGCAATTGGGTCGGGGTTTACGGCTTGCGGGGTATGAGTACCGCGCATGACTAGCTTGTCTTCCCCTACTGCTTTGCCTACATTCACAAAAGCCCGAATTACTTCAGGATGGTTGCCAAACCCCGTGGTGCGCAAAAGTGTTTTCAACTCAGGGGTACCGAAAGCGTCTAGCGCTTTGTTGGCGACCGCCAAGTTTTGATCAAACTGTCCGCCGCCGAACTCTTTGTCGGCTTTAGATTGATTGACCCACTCTGCTTGCGTAGCACGGTATGCTTCCGCTTGCTTCTCTTGTGCTTTTAAACTGAGGTCAAGCAATCCTTGCGCCTCTTCTTTTGTTAAATTCTTTGCTTTCGCGAACTCTTTGAACTGTCCGCCTAGCTCTTCATCTAGGGTGAAGCCTTCAGGCATCGTAAAGTCGTAGTCCACCTCTACTGGTGCTGCCGGATCAGCCGCAGGATCAACGGCTGGGTCTGCGGCCGGATCAGTTGCTGCGGCAGCTGGTGTACCTAGTGCTGGGTCAGCTGCAGGGTCTGCGGCTGGTGTTGCTACTGGGTCAACTACTGCCGGAGCTGCGACTGGGTCTGCCGCTGGTGCGGCGGGTGCTGGTGTTGGAGTTGCTACTGGATCAGCCATCTAGTTACTACCTTTCATTGTCTCTACCCATTTCTCAGGGCAGATCGCTAATATTTCATCGTTTACGAAAAGCCCTACATTGCGGCGCCCTTCGTTAAATGCCGTGCAATGGGTGTTTTCTCCGGCATAAGAGAGCTGGTAGATACCTGCTTGCTCTAATACTCGGCGCATTACGCGACGCCCTCTGCTGTCTGACATTACCCATTGGAAGTCTTCGATCTCCGCTTGGCGTTGGTCTTTAACTTGTTTGCGTTGGGCGTCATTCATGTTGGCAATCTACTCTTGATTTTTTAAAGCATCCGACCGCTACGCCGGTGATCCGCTTGAGTACCCTGAAAACTGACGCATGATGTCGGCTAGACCATTGTTGCCTTGTGTGTCGATACCAGACAATGTCGCGGCAGTCTTCGCCATTTCAGGTGCTTGCGCTGCGGCTTGTTGTGCTTGTTGTTGCTCCATGCGGCTCTTACGGATGAAGGCCACTTTGTCATCGGCTACTAAGAATTGCGGATCAATGCCTAGCATGTCGCCATAGCCATCGAGCACTTGATCCGTGTCGACCTTGTCCCATACACTTGGGTCTTGTTTCGCCTGGGCGAGTTGGCCAACTGTCATGAGTAAGCGATCAACGGATGCCAGACCTACGGCACGTTGCGCTTGGGCTAGGGTAGACACGAACTCGACTTTCAAGTCCATGCCTTCAAGCTCTTTCGGTGGGGTTGGCATGATGCCTGAGGTCACCATATTGGTGAATGTCAGGTCGATCATTGGCGAGAGCATTTCGTTATGCAAACGCTCAAGCACTGGTCCGAGCATGAGTAGTTTTTCTTCGTGACGTTCTGCCACTTCCGTTGCAGTGATCCCGCTGCGCGTATCATTGGCCAACATCAAGAACAGATCGGAGTAGAACGCTTTGCGAATACGACCGCGCACGTCTTCCATGTCTAATAGCAAGTGTTGAAGGTTGAGCTGCACTTCGTAAGCGGTGCGAATGGCTGTGTTTGGGTTGGCCATATCGATGTAAGTAATCCCACCTGGTAACAGATCGTTCTCGCGGCCTTTCATCGAGCTAGGCATTTGAACAGGAGGTCGCGTTTGATAATCAATAGCTGTGCCCTTGCTCAATTGTTCGTGTTGCAATTGGATCACGTCGCCCAGTGCGCGCATGCCGGGGCCGTGGCCATAAATGTCGCCGCCTCGCACTGCCCAGCGCGGGGTTAGTAAAGGGAAGTCATCGAAGCCGCTCTCGCGTAGCGGCTTGGTTGGGTCTCCGCCTGCTTCGAAGTAGCACGATTTGAAAGCTTTGTTCATGCCGTCGCGTTTGCCGTACTCGCGTTCGTTGTCCAGGCGTGGTTCAACGCAGTGCATGACTGTTACCCACTGGTCGAGGTTGTTACGTGACCATTGGTTCTTGATACTTTGGCTCACGTTATCAAGCCCAAACTCTGCGACCACTTGCGCGACGGTCATTGGTATCTCACGATAGACTGTGTCCACTTCGTTGCGGCTATCAGTGCTGATGGCATACTCGCCCGCGGTCATGGGGTATAAGCGGATCACGTCTTTGAAGTCAGGGCGCACGAATGCAGCTGCAGTACCAAAGCCGCCGAGCTCTTCGTAGAGCGTATGCAGTGAACGGTAGGAATTAGATCGTGCGAAAATCTCGCGCATGATCTTGGAGCATTTGAAAAGCCATTGTTTGACCGGATCAAATTGCATGAGGTCTTCGTCTGGTATGCCGAGACGGAACCAAGGGCGGGCGGGGCTGGTCATGCCTGCCATCAAGCCCGCGCCTAGAATATCCAAGGCTTCTGTGCCGGTTGAATCTAGGATATTGGTGTTGCGTCGTCCGCCTTTATTGCGGTCGCCTTCGAAGTAACGCCCACTACGAGGTAGCAGGTTGTCTGATATGTCTTTGTAGTCTGCAATCCATGATGATCGCTCATTCCAAAGCGCTTGTTTACGGCGTTTGAAGCGTGTGACTGGCAATTCGTTTGATGCGGTCGGTGTTGGGTTTGCCATGATCTATGATCCTAAAAGTGAAACGCCAGTTGATGCGCTTGGTCCAGCTCCGCCTCCTGCGTTGCCGCCTTGTTTACGTGAGGTTGAAACCTGCGCGGGTCCGCCAGTGGGTGATTTAGCTGGTTGAAAAGCGCTGTACGCATAGGCCGCGATGTCACTGCCCTTATTGACTTGCGCAAAGTAAAGCCCGTCTTGCTCTTGGCGCAAATATGCGTTGTTAGTTGTACCGATTGAGCCGCCCGCAGCCTTGGAAGTACGGGCAGGATCAAGGCTCACGCCAGTAAGGGGGATTAATTTGTTGGATGGTCCGGTATTGATCGGCTGGCCTTGTTCGTTTACATAGCCCGCCATTGACATGTGGCCAGACCCTAGCGCTTGTGTATCTCGTGGGCTATCAATAACCGCGAATAGATTGCCGTTATCGTCTACGCTTAATCGGCTGATGTTGCCGCCTTGAGCGTATGGGTTCTTTGGAGCCTGCGCTGGTAGCAGTCCGCCCCATGTGCTAGTTGCGGGCTTCTGTGGTGCCGGTGGTTTCAACTGGTTAATGTCGAAGCTGACGCCGCTTAGTTGCTTGCCGTCCCCGAATATGTTGCCGTTGGCGTCAAAAGTATAGCCCTTGATGAAGCCGTCCGGCGCCTGGTATGGGGTTGCGTTCGTAGTCATTTAGCCGCCGAGCAAGGTGTTACCACCAAGCATTGGTTTGTTTAAATCGCTTTCCGTTGGGGCTGCGCCTGCGGTACCCGTTAGCAATGTGCTTTGATTGCCTCCGCCCTGGGCGCGTCGTGTCCTCTCCCGCGCAACGGCATTGGCCGTATTCGGATCACTAGGAGCCTGAGGTGTTGGTGGAGGTGGCGGGGCTGGTGGTGCGGATGGTGCGCTCTTGCCGCCTCCGCCTCCTGCTTGCGCGGTCAATGCGAATAGCGCGAAGCACAAAGCAATGAGTAGTTTTTTCATAATGTTTTCCTAAGAATGGCAATGTCATCAAGGCCAAAGCGTGATGGGTGATATGCAGGTAATACGCCCGCCTCTTCGAAGCCCAGTTTCAGGGCCATACGTTGAATGCTGCCGCGTGATGTCCAAATGTAGACTTGTCGCCAGCCACGTTCTTTGGCATACGCGCAGCCTTCAGTAAGCAATGCGCGAAACTTCTTGCCGTCGCCCAGTACGTGGGGGGTGACTACGCCAGTGAAGCGGTTACCTTCGCAGCGCAACATGGCAGTCTCGTCGCCCCATAGGAATTGGTTGCCTTCGTGGATTTGGTTGCCGATGAATGTGATCGCATCGAGCTTGGTATATTCCGGGTGAATGTCCGTTGGCTCTATGTGCTGCCAAAGGAGTTCTTGCACTGCGGGTTCACGAATTGATAGCTCTCTAAATGCCACGGGTTGATCCTCATTTGATTGTTGAGGATAGTAGCGCGCAGCCTTTAGAGCATCCGACCGTTAGCGCGGCAGCGGGTACTCGTAAAGCACTTGCCCGCAGCGGTGACACTCTGGTCCGGCTTCTGTGAGATAGAATATTTGCGACTTGCATGTGCATTGGAAGACCACGTCGTCTTCGTCTTCACGTGGTTGTTGCACGTCGCGCTTCTTAAACGCAATGACGTTATCGTCTGGCATACGGATCGTAATTCCTGCGAGCTGTGGCCGAACTGTTACCCACCGATGGATGAAGTATTTGCTGCGGTGTGACTGGGCTATCCATCAATCCCAGCACGTATGCGGTGCCGTCATCCGGTGATCGTCCGATCCGTTTGACGATGGCCTCGCGACTCTCGACTTGAACGAGGGGACCGGTCATAAACCAAGTCGGTGCACACAAGTCGGCTTTGAGTATCGGGTCGTCGGGTAGGGCGATTCCGTTGTTGGCGTTAGGGTCTAGCGCCTCGCGCATCTGCCACCATAGCTGACTGCGTAGGTTGAAGAAACGTAGATTGCCCGCCTTGCTAGTGGCCGTGGCCTTCTCGCTAACATTGACGCCGATCACGTCGAGTTGTGCCTGCTCCAAGAAGTCGAAAGGGCTTGCCCCTACACCAATCACATCAATGAAAATGCGCGCTTGATTGCGCATTGCAGATACCACGGCGCCCGCAACGGCTGGGCCATTCGGTGTCTCTGATCCTGGTATGCGAATAGGCTTGTCGAACCAGAAGCCGTGACGCCTTGCAAGTACCGTCTTGTCTTTACCGCCTCGCGCTACGTCTACGCCCAAGCTGTCCATTGGGTCTAGTCTGATCGGTTGTGCCCAGCGAGCCATCGCAGCTTCTACCCATGCGGTCGGTATGACTTGCCACGGGTCATCCATGACGCCCGCGTTGAAGTCACCGTATAGCATTTGGCTTCGTAGTGGTTCAGGCATGGCTTGCAATTGGCTCATGTAGCCGGTGTTAACCAAGTGCGGGTTGTCCGTGATCCGTGACGGAATGAACGTGCGCGACTTAGGTTGAATGATGTCGACTGGCTGGTATTTACTTTCGTCAAACACATAGCAAGGCGATCCGCCCACTAGCACGAAGCGACTGCCATCGCCGACTTCTATGTCCTCGCCGCCTATAGTAGCGAACCAGCGTAGTTCGCCTGGTTGCGCTGGGTTGGGGTGTTTAGTGTCCAGCCATGGTGCAAAGAACTTGATAATCCAGCGACCTTCGGCTGTGGTTGGCGGGTTGAATGTCAGTAAGGTGCGCTGACGTTGCCCTGGTGTTGTGGTTCGTACCCAGCCCATCAAGAAGCGCGCAGCACTCTCGCGTACGTTGGTGGCTTCATCGATCACTAGCAAGTCGTGAGGTCGCCCTTGGTACTTGGTCTCGTCGCCTGCATTCGGCACTGAGCCCATCTCGATTTGTCGATTGAGTAGTCGCCAGATACCCTTCTGGCCATTGAGCCCGTCGCGACTGCCAAGTATCTCAGTGAGACGATCAAGCACGCCTTCAAGCTGCGTGGTCTCTTCACGAACGAATAGGATTTTCTGATGTGCAGTGAGCGATAAGCCCACGGCTAAGTCGGTCTTGCCTCCGCCAGCTGCACCTCCGAAGCCCACAATGTCTGCATCGCTGTAGTAGGCCATGGTCTGCGGCCCTGGCAGCGGTTGCCAGATCGGTTCGGGAGCTGCGAGCAATGCTTCGACTTCAGCAAGCTCGGCGGGGGTTAAATATTGCAGTGCGTCTGTGACCTCGTTCGGCGTCATACTAAGCCGTCAAGGTCTTCGTCTTGTTTGGATTTGCGCTTCGCGGCTAGTGCCATCAACTCGGCAATGCGATCTGCTTTGTGTTCAACTTGCACAGGGCCATTGTCGGGGCCTGTGAGTTGTAGGTGTGAGTTCTCTCGGTACTTCTCGGGAGCGTGTGCCTTGAGCAAGAATATGGCGAGCGTGTCGCTGTATTTCTTCATCGTGGCATATTGTTGTTTGCCTTCATCATCAAGCAAGGGAACCCTTACAGGGCGCCTTACTCCTTCGGCAATCTCTTCCATGATTGGGTCGCCGTTTTCGTCCAAGGCATCTGTGAATAACGGGGTGAATTGTCCCTGGTGCACTAGCGGTTCATTACACCCTTCGAAGGCTCTACGGTGCGCTTCGTCTTCCAGTGCGGTGACGCCGATCTTGAGTGCCTTGTCCCATCGAGCTGCGAAGTCGGTATTCTCTTCACGCCAGTTGTAAGCTGACTCTCGTGAAATGCCTACTGCTTTGCACGCTCTACCAACGATTCCGGTCTCAGCTAGTGCGGCGCAAAACGCTGTTAATTTTTCTGGTGTCAATTTGCTCATGCGCTTAATCTAGCGCAGCTTTTACCATTCATCCGACCGATAGCGAGTTCGATATGCACAAATATCAATCACAGTCGTTTTGCCCATTTCCATTTTCACAGCGATTTTTGCAAAGCTCAAACCTTCAGATCGTAGACTGCGAACAAGCTCAACTTCATGGTCGGTTAACTTGGCTTTTGGGTGTTGCTCACCACGACGAAGTCCTTTGCTTTTCTTCGGCTTGTTACCATCAACTTTGACCATTCGATTTACCCTTGCACGTAAAAATTTACGAGTAGAAAAGGTAATAAAATGAACACGTAAAAATTTACGAGTTGAACTAAGTTGGCCCCACTCATTTTGCACTTTGCACTTTCCCCTAAAGGGAGAAAGTGCAAAAGTGCATAAAAAACGTGATTGTGCACTTTGCACAAAAATGTAAAAGTGCACAAAAAGTGCAAAGTGCATATAGTTTTAACCAACACGTAAAAATTTACGAGTAACATTTACTAATGTACAGCTGAAAAATTAAGGTTAAAAACATCCGGTTTGCATACTGAAATATGCCCCAATTCATCGTATAAAATGAAATATGAGACTAGCCCAATGCGAACATTCTGCCCTTCACCGATCATCATGCAAGTCTCAGGTTGAGCGTCCGGCTCTTCCGTTTTAACCAGCTGCGGGAATAGCACTTTGCCTTCCGTTACAGCGTTACTAAACCAATCAGGCCACTCTGATGATTCGGTCTCGCCAGTCCACTGAAAGGCATCAAGTTCTAATGGTTTTCTGTGGTATTTCATGCTAAATCCTTTGTCAAATTCACCCAATTGTGGCAAATGTGTTTTACTAAAAAACGAATGGTGTTAAAGCCTGGTGGCACGCCCCATTGTTCTTGGGGTGTGAGTGGTGGTTGAATATCCATCATTTCTGTAATCTCCCTGTTATTAATCCTGCTGCCTTGCGCTCTTTATTAGCCTCGGTCAATCGTTGCGCTGCGGCTTCTGAATGGCCTGACTTGCTCTTATCCAGTAGCTTGGCGCCTTGCACTATCAATTGCTCGGCCTTTTCTTTGTGGGTGGTCATGGTGGTTCTCCTTTATAAAATCGTTAATGTGCCGTCGTCTTCTAATATGTAAGGCGCGTCGTCACTCTCATATAGCTTTCTTAAAGCCTGCTTGGCGTGCTGGGCGCGAGTGTCACGCTTGCCGTCTTCTGGTGCTGCCATTGCAGCTACGGCCATAGCAATGACCGCCTTGACCTCAATACCTGCGGTCTGAGCCATGCCGATCTCACTCATTACATTGAGAATTACTTGCTCGTTCTTACCTACCTTGCGCGTTGAGCCTTGCACGGGCACTGAAGCCTCGACCACTACACAGCTAGTTATCTGATCGCCGTCAGGGTCGATGCCTACCGGTACCACGTTGAGATCGAAGCCCCACTCTTGGAAGTCGGCACCGTCTTTTTGTTTAGTTGAACGAAGCGCACGGCCAAAAGCAGATCGTGTCACTTCCAGCTCAACGTCAGCCGCAGCGCGTAAGCCAGACCAGCCACGTGCGCCTTTGCTCGCGTCCTTGCCTGAGTGATGCACTAACATAATCATTGAACCGAGCGCCTTGTGCATGCCTTTACAGTGAGCGAGTGCCTTGCCCATGTCCTCGGAAGCGTTCTCATTGGCCCCTGCCATTGCCTGGGCGAACGTATCGATCACCACTAGCGAAGGGCGAGGGCCTGATGCAAGTATTGATTTGCACAATTCAAGCGCGTCTTCTTTTAGTAATAGGTTCGGAGTTGAGTCGATGATGTCTAGCGGAATGGTACGAGGGTCGATCTTATGGTAAATGGCGTAAGCGATTAGGCGATTGCGAAAGCCGGCTGCGCCTTCAGCTACGATATAAACGACACGCCCTTGCGTTGTGCGAATGCCGCGCCATGCTATGCCGAGCGCAATTGCCGCCGCCATGTCCAACATCTGAAAAGACTTGCCCGAGCCAGACTCGCCGAAGAGCACGCCAAGACCAGCCGCTGGGATCACGCCCTTGATAATGTAACGCCATGACGATTGCACGGCGAAGTCTGTCCAAGAGATAACAGGGAAGCGGAACTTAGACGGCGGGGCTTCTTTCTTCGGGGCGTCCGTTGTTGTAGGCAGTTGTCCGATGTCGTCGGACATCTCCACATAATCATCGATCGGTGCCAGGGCGTCGAACTCTTCCATTGAGATCGCGTTCACACTGATGCGAGCACCTTGCGAGTTGGCCAGTTGTATTAACGACTTGATGGTGACAGCTTTGCCGGGGTTGCGTCCGAATGAATCCCAGCGTCCGGTTAAGTCACCAGGGTATTTACTACCGCCAGCACTCCACTGATCCCAAAGATCAAGACCTTCGCCGCGCGTCTCGTGATGTATGGCCATGCCGACTTTCAACCAATCTGCATGCCCCATATCAGGATCAAGCACACTGAGCGCTTCGAGTATGACTTCGCGCGATACACCAAGCGGGGGTTGATCAGCTGCAGTAAGTTCTTCGGACGGATTGCCAAAGCGTAAGGTGATCAGCTCTTGCAATTCAGGAACGGGCGAGTCGATCATGTTGGTATTACCCATCATGTCGACGATCTCCAAGGCGTTACCGGTGAAAGTCACGAAGCCTTTAGTGGAGAATAGCTCAAGCCCGAATTGATCTGCGGTTGCTAGTGATTTATCGTTGGAGTTGCGTAAGTTACCAATCACATAAAGGTGGATGCCTTCTCCGCTGGGTGAATACTCAGCGTAAGTGTTAGACGCCATGGCCTCGATATTAGGGTTCAACTTACCTTCAGGCGCGCAGCGATCGAAGTCAATCACAGTGAAGTCACCATCTAGGCAAGCATGTCCAACGCCGGAGAAGCCACGTTTCGCAGCTGCAGCACGCGCGGCTTCGAATGTCACCAGCTGCTGACGGTCTTCAAGACGGCCTTGTACACCGGAGCGACGTGCGCCACTAGCATAGTAGGGAACTTTGCGAGGCTTGGCTTCGCCCTGGCTATTTTCAAAACGCCAGATCAGCCAGATAGGCTTAGACGCTAGGAATGACGGCGCCTGAATGGTGGATAAGTGAGGGGTGATATGCGACACGGCATTCATACCGCTGCGCTTATAGGATTAGCAGACTCCGAAATAGGCACATACGGTTTGTCACCGAACACGTCAGGGCGCAGCTCGTGCTTCGTCACCTTGAAGTTAAGCATCTCTTCCACATCGATGCAGTAAGTAGAAGGCAAGCCAGAAGCTGAAGAGCACCAGTAGCTTACGATCTGCTGGCTAATCACACGTTTAAGACCTCGCGCTTGCAATGCTGCTGTTAGACGTGCCGCAAATAAAGTTTGAGTGCCGCAAAGAGCAATCGCTTTGTGTAAGGCTTTCATGATAAAACTCGTTTGTAATGAAAAACAAAATATTACAAGTTTATTTGTAATTAAACAACAAAAATATTTGTGGACAAATACAAAGAAGTTTTGTAATCTAGTGTTCCAATGGGAAAGTTGCCTGTTCGAGAGGCATAGGGAGTCAATATGAGTACATACAGAGAACGCTTACTTAGCGCTATGCAAAGAGTCGGTATTAATCAGACCGAACTTGCAAAGCGTGTGTCGGTAGTTGTGGGTCGATCAGTCAGCCCGCAGGCTATCCAATATTTGGTGTCTGAATCAAAAGAAGCCACGGGAAGCAGATACACAACTGCTATTGCACAGGTGCTAGATGCCGATGCAAGCTGGCTGGCTTCAGGAGGCATTCACCAGGATGCGGAATTCTCACAGAATCCAAAAGCAAGGCGTATCACCTCACTTAGACATGAGGACGGAGATCGCTACGAGCAACTAAAGGTAATGCCTCAAAACTATAGGATCGTTGAACCTAAAGATAAAAAGCGCATCCCTGTGATTAATTCAATTCCAGCAGGCGGCCCGAAACAAATAATAGATGACTACCACGCAGGGGCGGGGATGGACGAAATAGAAGTAAGCAATCATATTAGTGACTACGCTTTTGCCCTGGTATTAGAGGGTAACTCAATGGAGCCGGACTTCCGCGACGGGGATAAAGTAGTGATTGATCCTGAGCTGAAGCCAATCCCCGGCGACTTTGTTGCTGCAAAATGTCAAGGGGACCACGGTACATTCAAGAAGTACAGGCCGCGAGGCGTTAATGATCAAGGGATTGAGATGTTTGACTTGGTGCCGTTAAACGAAGACTATCCTATACGACATGAAACAACTGAGACATGTATCATCGCAGGGGTCATGGTAGAACATCATAAATATTACAGACGGAGGGCAAGATGAAAAAACTAATAATACTAGGTATTGTCATGATGACTGGCTGCGCCAGCGCAGTTGGCTGGGGAAAGAAGTATGAAGTCGTTCATAAAACAAGTAAGACGATCACCATCAAATACGACTCCATTCTTTCTGATATGAAAGACTTCGCCCCAGTAGCCGATGCACACTGTAAAGAGTACGGCAAAGAAGCGATCCCTGATAACGGTCGAAACGATAGTCAAGCTAACTCAGTTTATGGCGGCATCCAAACTGTTACGTTCCATTGCGAATAAAGACATGCGTAAAGCTTTTGTATTAGCTGGGCTGTGGGTGGTAGGTTGTCCCTTGTTCTTTTGGACTTTTGATCGAGAGTTTGGATATTTCATGGATGACATTATTAAAATATCCCTGGTGCCCCCACTATTTTGCTTATTTGCATTTTTTATTCTGAATAAGACTAAATAAAAAATAAATTAATACCCTTCAAGCCCGCGTAAATGCGGGCTTTTTTACGTCTATAGCAAAGTTTGTTTGTAATTATTTGTAATTATTTTACAAAAATACAAAAATACTTGTTGTCATGATACAAAATAACTTGTAATATTCTCTCCGTAGTAAACAAATTCATTTGTAATTAACCGGAGGAAGTAACCATGTTCGCACCTACATTAGCACGTACAGCTTCACAATTTCGTAGCAACAATCCTTTAACCGTTGACGAGATCGCTCGTTATGCGCCTAGCGTTTTGGCTTCAGAAGCGCACGAGTCTCGCGGTGAGCGTTACGCATACATTCCAACCATTGACGTTTTAGACGGCCTACGTAAAGAGGGCTTCGTACCCTACGCAGTTGCACAGACTCGCGTTAAGGATTTAACAAAACGTGAGCACACAAAACACTTAGTTCGTATGCGCCATGAAAGCCAAATTGGTTCTTTACAACGTGGCGGCATTGTCGGTGCGGAAGAGATTCCTGAAATCATCCTAGTCAATAGCCATGACGGTACAAGCAGTTTTCAATTAATGAGTGGCATGTTCCGCTTGGTTTGCTCAAACGGTTTAATCGCCGGCAACATTCAAGATGACATTCGCATTCGCCATACCGGCAACATCATTGGTGACGTAATCGAAGGCAGCTACCAAGTGCTCGACTCACTTAAAGAGATCACTGAGCGCGTAGATCACTATAAAGGCATCAATTTATCCGCCCCAGAACAAATGCTTTTAGCAAATGCAGCAATTGATTTGCGCTGGGATCGTGACGAAGTTACTCAACAAGCCCCAGTAGATGCAATGAGTTTAATTCGCCCTCGTCGTAATGCAGACATCAAACCTGACTTATGGACTGCTTTCAATCGTATTCAAGAACACATCATCAAAGGCGGCGTCCGTGCTCGCATGACTAATGGCCGTCGTACTACCACTCGCGCTGTGCAAGGCGTAAACGAAAACGTGAAATTAAATAAAGCTCTTTGGGCTTTAGCTGACGGCTTCGCTGCTCTTAAACAAGCCAACTAGATCGAAACGCCCGAGAGGGCGTCTGCTGGTTGTGCCAGCACTGACGAGATCAACAAGGAAAGCAAAATGGACAAACCAAAACCACGCATCATAACCAACATAGCCAGCCTGATAATGCGCAAGTTTGCAGCTGCAAAATTCGCAGTGCAGCAGGCTGCCGCAGATAAAAAACACGCAGCGCAAGCTGATGTGAACAACCGATCATCACGACGCTATCGTTCAAAATTCAATTGGTTCAGCCGCACATGGCGTGGACAAGCAAGCACACCGGGCAGCAATGTCCTGCGTGGGTACCGAAGCCGCCTGACGCATTCGATGTCGGCATATACGGCTGAACAGAACCTGCGACCAAGCAACACACCGAACACTCGCAGACGCGATCGCAATGCTGCAGCAAGGGCAGTGAAGCGAATCAATAAGGAAAATACGCAGATCATGCAGCAGGTTTGCAGCCAACGCGCTCGTCGTCAACATTCAGAACATTAGATCGAAACGCCAACACTGGCGTCTGTCGGTTAGGCCGGCACTGACGAGATCAACGAGGAGAAAAGCATGATAGCAATTCCATTAGTACCTGGCAAAGCATACCGCGTACGCGGTCACGGCATTGATATGACCATTCTAGCTGCGCATCCAATTGATGCGATCTGCATGGCTCTTGGATTTTAGGAGTCGACATGTCTATTTTAGATGGCACCGGCTTTTATAAGCTAACTCAGTTACCCGTAAAAAATAAAGACAGAAACGACCTTTTGGAGATAGCCGCTCGTCAGCTAGTGCTTGGACCTATAACTCCTGCACGGGCTAGTCGCCATGATTGGTCTCGTTGGGCAGATTCCAATGCGTTTGAAGCGTTAGTGAAAGAGGGCCTTGCAGTAAAAGACTACGACGGCAACTTTATTGCGTCTGAAGTTCTTCAAGCTAGACACGCTGAAGTATGCGCTGCACGTATCGCATTTGATACCGCAGCCAAAAAACTAGGCAAGATTTTACCTACTAAAGCAATCAAGGCTACGCCAATCAAACACGCTGGGCTAAATACCAAAGGCAGCGTTGACACTTTGAAAGAATTTATTGAAGAAGGCGACATTGAAAATGCAGATCAGTACGCGGCCAATATCGGACAACCATTAGTTTTTGGGACTGGCCCAAAAGACAAACCTGCAAATGTTTATATCCAAGGCGAACCATTAGAAATTGAAGGGCAACCTTTCTTTGTTGCTAAATTGCACCACAAAACAAGACCTGCATGGTTCGTGATTTCAAAAGACACTGGCCAAAGCTTAGTCGGATGTAAAGAAGTTTTACCAACTAAAGCTGCAGCCCTGGCCGCGGTAAAGGTCGCTCTAACTGAGATAGCAAAACATGGCAGAACTCTTGCCTGGTGCTGCAACAATGCAACCCAAATAAGTCAAGCTGAATTACGAAGCACACATATCAACCACCACGAAGGAGTAACACCATGAGTTTAGAACTCGCATTGCAAGAAAACACTAGCGCACTTCATACCTTGATCGCGCTGTTAGAAAAAGGAGGCGTGCCAGTGGCACCAGCTGCAGAAACAAAAGCCGCTTTAACCACCAAAGGGGCAAATGCAAAAGCCGCGGCAGAGAAGCCGGCTGAAGTAGTGACCGCAGTAGAAACAAAAGAGTATGCAGATGGTACGAAGGCCACTGGCAAAACCCCTTTGCCAGATAAAAGTCCGCTTGAAGACGAGAAGCCTGTTACCTATGAAGACGCCAAAGCTGCGGTGACTTCAGTAGTCAAAGCCAAAGGCCGTGATGCAGGTCTTGCAGTGTTGGCCAAGTTTGGCGTGGAGTCACTTCTAGCTGTACCAGCTGATCAATGGGCGGCTGTAATTACAGCGTGCGGTGAGGCATTGAAATGACCACTCATGCGAAATTAAGCCCTTCGGGTGCTGATCGCTGGATGGTATGCCCTGGTAGCGTAGCGCTGGAAGACGGCATCTACGATGAAGGCAGCGAGTATGCGCAAGAAGGTACCGCGGCGCATGAGATGGCCCAGCTAGTCTTGGAGTCCGGCACAGCGGATGCGGATAAGTACATCGGCAAGCGCGCTGAAAACGGTGTCGAGATGACAGAAGACATGGCCAACAACATCATGATCTACGTCAACAACATTCGTGACTATGCAAAAGGTAATGAGTTGATGATCGAGCAACGCTTGAGCATTGCTCACTTAACCGGTGAAGACGATGCGAAAGGCACCAGCGATGCGGTGATCTTAACGGCAGACGAGTTGCAAGTGCACGATCTTAAATATGGTCGCGGGTTGCAAGTTAATGCTGAAAAGAACAAGCAGTTAATGATCTACGCGCTGGGCGCGTTGCGCGAGTTTGAATTGGTAGGTGACTTCAAGCGCGTTCGCCTAGTGATCCATCAACCCCGCCTTCAGCATTTATCTGAATGGGATTGTTCAGTAGCTGAATTACTGGCTTTCGCCGAAGAGGTCGAGAAGGGTGCACAACGCTGTGAGGCCGCAGTTACTTTTTACAAAACTCATAACGAGTTGCATGAGAAGTATCTAAACCCCGGTGAAAAGCAATGCCGATTCTGCAAAGCAAAAGCCGACTGCCCAAGCCTTCGCAGCCACGTTCTATCTACCGTAACCGATAGCTTTGTTGATTTAGATAAGCCTATCGCGCCGATTGTAGAAGAGAGACTGACGGCAACTTACAACAACGACATATTGGCCAACTTATTAGGTTCGCTTGATTTGATCGAAGACTGGTGCAAATCAATTCGTAGCAAAGCTGATGGCGAGTTGCGTGCTGGCCACGATGTACCGGGCTACAAGTTAGTGCAAGGACGTAAGGGTGCACGTGCCTGGACAAGTGAAGACGAAGTCGAAGCGATCATGAAGTCTATGCGCCTCAAGGTAGATCAAATGTACAACTTCAAATTGATCAGCCCTACACAGACAGCCGAGCTTTTAAAGAAAGACAAGCCGAAGTGCTGGAAGCGTGTTGAAGCTTTCATTACCCAAAGCGAAGGTGGTCTATCAGTTGCGCCTCTCAGTGACAAACGCCAAGCGGTAGTCATTCAAGTAGAAGAGTTCAACGACCTTACTGAGTTAGACGGAGTAGAGATGCACCAAGTCGTAGATGAAATGGAGGGCCTTGTATGAAGACTAACACGACGCTACCAATCGATGCCGTTAAGGCGTTGCAGGTAGCGTCACAAGTGAAAGACACGCCGGATGATCCGATGGCCAGACGGACGGCAGTTGATAACGCCATCGATAGTATTAAAAAGAAGTACCCACAATTTTTTAAGGAGCAAGACCATGAGATTAACTAATGTACGACTAGCTTTCCCTGTTTTATTTGAAGCCAAAACCGTAAACGGTGAAGGTAAACCCGCCTTTTCAGCTGCGTTTTTAATGGATGCAGCCGATCCACAAATCGAAGCGATCAATGCTGAGATCGAACGTGTCGCCACTGAGAAGTGGGGCGCAAAGGCTCCGACAATGCTCAAGACCCTACGTGCTACTGACAAAGTTGCTTTGCATGACGGTGACTTGAAAAGCCAGTACGACGGCTATGCAGGCAACTTATATATCAGTGCCCGCAATAAGGTTCGCCCACAGATTTTAGACCGTGACGCGAAAACCGAGCTGACAGAAGCAGACGGCAAAGTGTATGCCGGTTGCTACGTGAATGCGATCGTTGACTTCTGGGCGCAAGACAACAACTACGGCAAACGCATCAACGCCACTTTCTACAAAGTGCAGTTCTTCCAAGACGGTGACGCCTTCGCAGGTGGCGGAATGTCTGATGAAGAGTTTGACGATCTGGCAGTAGGCGCGGAAGCGGAAGGGTTGGTATAAGCCATGCGCCACACCATTACGCTAGAGAAGCAAACAATCGAAGGTGATGCAAGCTTGTACGTGTTGCACCACAGAACCTACTTGTTTGGTTTTATCAAAATTTGGGATAACCACCAATTCGTTAAGGTGGAATAGAAGCCCCCAAGCGCTTTCGATTGAGAGCGTTTTGGTAAGAAGACCTAAAAGCGGAGCCACGCTGATTCTTGGCTCGAGAGTCTCCGATGTGGGGTAGGTCTTCTTACCAAAATATATGACAGGTGGCGTCATCCTCCGTACGAGTGCAGCCCCGACTTGTGCCTAGAAGCTTACCTAGTAATAAGCCCCGTTAACCACGGGTTAGCAATTCAATCCCTTAACTGGTCCCTCGATCTTACGACCAGGTAATGACAAGGGCAAGCCACGACGCCGTAACTTATTGTGGGTAATTGAATTAGGTTTTTTAATTATAAGGAACTACAAGTGGAAACATGGAAAGACATACCGGGTTTTGAAGGCAGCTATCAAGTTAGCGATCTGGGCCGTATTAGAAATGCCAAAGGCCGTGTGTTAATTCCGCAGCTGCAAAATAGCGGCTACTTAGTTGTTCACTTGTATGTAGCCGGTGTTCGAAAAGTTAACCTTGTCCACAGATTGGTTGCTCTTGTGTTTGTACCGAAGCAAAAAGAAGGTGACGAAGTTAACCATATTAATAAACCAAAAACAAACAACGCGGCAACTAACCTTGAATGGATGACGCGCTTAGAAAATATCCGACACGCCAGAGATACAGGTTTGCAAGTCTATCCTCGAAAAGCAGTCATCGGCGTACATATAGAGAACGGTACCACCGTGGAGTTTAATAGTCAGTTAGCCGCAGAGAAAGCCTTATCTGGTAAAGCATCCTCGGCAGTACATCATTGCATCGTAGGTAAAAAACGCAGCGCGTACGGCTACACATGGAGCCGCGCATGACTACCTTATATTTGGATTTAGAAACATATTCAGAAACCCCGATCACTAATGGCACCCATGTATATGCAGCAAATGCCGAGATCATGCTATGGGCTTACGCGCTTGATGATGGACCAGTGCAAGTATGGGATTTAACCAAAGACAAGTTGATGCCTGCTTTAATAGCCGATGCGCTTGAAGAGGAGGTGGTGCTTTTAACCGCTCATAATTCATCGTTCGATAGAACCGTCATGCACCACTGTGGCTACCGCCCGGAGCTTAAACGCTGGCGCGATACCATGGTTAAAGCCATGGCGCATTCACTACCCGGCGCCCTCGGCACGCTTTGCGAAATATTAGGCGTTGCTGCCGATCAGGCGAAAGACAAGCGTGGTAAAGAGTTGGTGCAACTCTTCTGCAAACCTCGCCCAAAAACATCAAAGATTCCACGTGCTACCCGTGAGACGCACCCGGTTGAGTGGGCGGAGTTCGTAGAGTACGCCCGCCTTGATGTCGAAGCGATGCGCGCCATTGATAAGAAGCTGCCTAAATGGAATTACCAGGGCTTTGAATTAGACCTTTGGCATTTAGATCAGCAAGTAAATAGTCGCGGCTTCATGGTCGATGTCGACCTTGCCCGCTCGGCCATTCGTGCCGTTGAACGTGCCCAATTAAAACTGGCCAATCGCACGCAAGTGTTAACCGAATATGACGGGGAAGGCGAAGGCGTGCGCTCGACTTCACAACGCGACGTGCTTCTTAAATATCTACTTGAAGAGCACGGCGTCGAGTTGCCTGACATGAAGGCGAGCACATTAGAACGTCGCATGAACGACGAGAACTTGCCTGCGCTATTGCGTGAGCTGCTTGCCATCCGCTTGCAAGTAAGCACCACCAGCACCAGCAAATATAAAACATTGATCAAGGCAGTGTCAGACGATCATCGCTTGCGAGGTACCTTGCAATTCTGCGGTGCACTTAGGACAGGTCGCTACGCTGGCCGTATGTTTCAACCGCACAACATGCCACGCCCAAGCCTCAAGAATAAGGTCATCGATCACGGCATCGAGATGATGAAAGCCGATAGCGAAGATCTATTTTTTGATAACGTCATGCAGCTGACAAGTAGCGCGATCCGTGGTTGCATCGTTGCCCCTGAAGGCAAGAAGCTAGTCGTGGCCGACTTATCAAATATTGAAGGTCGAATCTTAGCCTGGTTAGCCGGTGAGCAATGGAAGCTCAAAGCCTTCGAGGCCTACGATACTTTCGTGCTCGATGAGAACGGCGAGCGTATCTCAGACGGCAAGGGCGACTTCCAACGTAAAGGCCACGACCTATATAAATTAGCATACGCCAAAAGCTTTCGCGTTGATCCGGCAACTGTGGCAGGGGATCAGCGACAAGTAGGTAAGGTGCAAGAGTTGGCACTGGGCTATGCAGGCGGAGTGGGCGCGTTCCTGACTTTCGCTGCGGCGTACAACTTAGACCTTGAAGAGATGGCTGAAGAGGCACTTGAAGCAATTCCCGCCGAGATCGTAGAAGAGGCCACGGGCTTTATGAATTGGTTATGCAAGGGTGAACATAAGAAGCACGCCCACCGCCTAGCCCAAGAAATGCCGATGAATGCGTCACTTGAATTGTTGCGCCTCGGTTGCCAGAAAATACGCTTCGGCCTGAGTGAGCAAGCATTCATTGTCTGCGATTCTTTTAAACGCATGTGGCGATATGCCCATCCTGAAATATCTACCTGGTGGCGTGAGCTCGAAGAAGCGACACGTGCGGCCATTACCCAGCCGAATTTTAAAGTGACATGTCGCCGGGTGATGTTGATCCGTACCGGAGCATGGTTGCGTATCGTGCTGCCGTCTGGCCGTGCGCTTTGTTACCCATCGCCTCAAGTGAATGACAAGGGCGAGATCAGTTACATGGGCATCAATCAATATAGCCGCAAATGGTCTCGCCTCGGCACATATGGCGGCAAGCTTGCCGAGAACATTACGCAAGCGGTAGCGCGTGACGTACTGGTTGAGAACTTCCCAGCCATTGAGGCAGCCGGCTACGAGATGGTTCTAACTGTGCACGATGAAGACATTACCGAAGCCCCCGACCTGCCAGGGTACAACTCAGATGCACTGGCAGCCATTATGTCAACCAACCCGAAGTGGGCAAAGGGCTTGCCACTAGCTGCAGCGGGTTTTGACTCTTATCGCTATAAGAAAGGATAACACCTTGACCTTAACACAAAGAGCAGAAGAGCTGTACCCGACGAGTAGTTTTATGCAAAAGCGTTGGGTAGCACAAACGAAATATTTACTTGAATCCGGCAAGCACGTTTTGCTTACCGGCACTTATCCAAAAAAGGGAAACAAAAAATGCGTGAGTCATTAATCGAAGAGTATCTAACCGAACAAGTAACCATTGCCGATGGCGAGTGCCGCAAGGTGAAGTGGATTGGTAGACGCGGCGCGCCTGATCGCTTGGTTATGTTGCCAGAAGTTAAAGGTCGCTTTGACTGGGACGGTACGCCAGGTCGAACAATATGGGTAGAACTAAAAGCCCCGGGCGAAAAGGTCGAGCCGCACCAGGCACGTGAGCATATCCGCATGCGTGCTATGGGTCAGACTGTAATAGTGATCGACTCGTTTGAAGGTGTTGACGCTTTGATTGGTAAAGCATGACCAAGAGCCTTAACAAGATTGCGAAGCGCATCGTGTGGACTGCTGAAATGGATGCAGTAATGCAAGCTCGTTATCCAAATATCAAATCGTCAGTAGTGGCCACTGAACTAGGGGTAAATGTAAATGCTGTATATACCCGGGCATCTGCACTAGGGCTAAAGAAATCAGAAGAGTTTATGGCCAGTCCTGACTCCTGCCGCTTACGTCGAGGTGGTGAAGTTGGTAAAGCATTTCGTTTTCAGAAAGGCCAAGTACCACCGAACAAAGGCATTATGGGTGTTGTGTATCAAGGCTGCGTTGCTACTCAATTTAAGCCCGGTCAAAGATCAGCGAATTATAAACCCGTGGGCAGTACGCGCATTTGTTCTAAGGATGGATATGTGCTGATCAAAATGGCCGAAGGCTTGTTTCAGTGGAAGCATTTGCACCGGGTAGTTTGGGAGCGCATGAACGGTCCTATCCCTAAAGGCCTTCTCGTTTCGTTTATAGATGGCAATAAATTGAATTGGAAAATAACTAATTTAATGCTGATAACTAAAAAAGAGAATGTGCTCCGTAACGGCATTCACAGCTACGGCAAAGATATTGCGCAGCTTTATATTCTGAAATCCCAGATCACTAGACAAATTAATAAACGGAAGAGAGCAAGCCATGAATGATATTGCAGCATTAAGAAGCCACCTATTTAACACCCTGACCGCGCTGCAAGATAAAGAAAACCCGATGGACATCGAGCGCGCAAAGGCCGTATGCCAAGTGGGCGATGTGATTATTAGCAGTGCTAAAGCTGAGATCGATTTTGCCAGGGTAAATGGTAGCGTCGATACACAGTTCTTTCATAAGCCATCCACGGTACCAGCACTAGGCAAACGCTTAGATGACGGGTTTGATGACGCTGACGGCAAAGAGCACCCGCTCGAACACTTCGCAACTAAGAACGGCCATGTGACAGTGCAAGGCCATGTCACTACGCACAAGTTGAAATAATGAGCTCCCCTTTCATTCCGCGTGAGTATCAAAAGCTGATCATTGACCAGCACTTAGACGTGCCACGTTGTGCGACTTGGGCTGGTATGGGCATGGGCAAAACGTCAGCCACGCTGTCATCGCTTGAGCTGATGTATATGTGTGGCCATGAATCGAAGCCCGCCCTGGTACTTGCCCCGAAGCGCGTTGCTCAAAGCACATGGCCAGACGAAGCCAAGAAGTGGGATCACCTTCGCAACATTGAAATAGCCCCGATCATTGGCACCGAGGCGGAGCGCAAGCTCGCACTGCGCAATAAGAATGCGTCAGTGTTCACGATCAATTATGAGAACTTGCCCTGGCTAATGGAAACTTTAGACGGCGCATGGCCATTCGGGCCAGTGGTATCAGACGAAAGCACAAAGCTCAAAGGCTATCGCAGCCGGCAAGGTAGCCTTCGCGCAAAAGCCCTGGGCGCAGTTGCCCATACCAAGATCAAGCGCTTCATTGAATTGACCGGTACGCCCAGCCCGAATGGCTTGGTTGATCTATGGGGTCAAGCTTGGTTCTTAGATCAGGGCATTCGCCTTGGCCGTTCGTTCGCTGCTTTTCAGCAACGCTGGTTTATCACCATGCGCGGCGAGACGCATACCACGATGGTGCCGCAGCCGTTCGCGCAGGTGCAAATTCAAGAACGACTCAAAGATATTTGCATGACGCTGGAAGCGAAAGACTACTTCGATATTAAAGAGCCGATTGTCAGCACGATATTAGTCGATCTACCAGCAAGGGCCCGCGAGATTTATCGAGGCATGGAGCGCGAGATGTTCGCCAATATATCTGGTCATGACGTGGAAGCGTTCAATGCCGGAGCGAAGTCCGCTAAGTGTCACCAGATCGCTAATGGCGCTGCGTATATTGACCCAGTAGCAGACAGTGACGAGCACCCGCGCGCGAAGCAATGGCGTGAAGTGCACGATGAAAAGATACTCGCCTTAGAGTCCATCATCGAAGAGTCAGGCGGCATGCCGGTACTTGTCGCGTATCACTTTAAAAGTGATCTTGCTCGCTTGCTTAAAGCCTTCCCTAAAGGTCGCGTGCTCGATGACAACCCGCAGACAATCAGAGATTGGAATGCAGGCAAGGTGCCAGTCCTATTCGCCCACCCGGCAAGTGCTGGCCATGGTCTCAACTTGCAGGATGGCGGCAACATCGTGGCCTACTTCTCCATTGATTGGAATATGGAAAACCACTTACAAATACTTGAACGTATCGGGCCAACGCGCCAGCTGCAATCTGGGTATGACAGACCGGTATTTGTTTATTTTATCTTGGCCCGAGATACGGTCGACGAGCAGATCAAAGATCGGCTTGAAGGCAAGGGCACCGTACAACAACTCTTATTAGACGCAATGAAAAGGAAACAAAAATGAAAATCGGACGCATAGAAAATCTAAATTTCGACCCTGGCTCTATCCCTAGACCCAATGAAAAGGAAACATATTCACTTAGGCACGGGGATGATAGCCTTATTCGAAGAGGGGATATTTATAAAGCCATCGATGATTTTATTAAACTATGGAATGGTGAAATCGTAGACCCTATTCAAATACGCGCATTAGTTAGACAACTACCCGCGATAGGGGTATCAACGCAGCAATACCATTTAACTCAAGCTGAACAAGACACAATGCGAAATGCGTCAGCTAACTCAGTCAATCTCGTGGTACAGGCGGTACAGCAAGAGCCGGTAGGTGAGGTTTACTTGGAATTTAATACCGATACAGGTGGGTACAATACCTACACTAATTTATTTGTAGATTTACCAGATAAAACTAAGCTTTATACAGCGTCAGGTAACCAATTACTAGCGGAGATACAAGCCGCCGATACCAAGTTGCTAGATGACCTTCAAAAGCTGTGTGATTTAGAAAGCGGCGAAAAAGAAAACGTAAGAGAGACGTTGCGCACAACGATTGATGAAGCGTTAGGTAAAACAAAGGAGGCCTCAAATGGATGATGCAGAAAGAGCAGAACACCAGGAAGAGATGGCAAGGCAAGCCGCGATCCGCAATAACTCTAAGCCCCTTGCTAAAGGGGAGCCAGGCGAGTGCATAAAATGCGGAGAGGATTCGCCACGTTTAGTGCTAGGGGCTTGCGCTCGATGCCGTGATAGGTATAAATTACCATGATACTTGACGACACTCAGTTATTTGAACTGACTAAAAAGAAGCGTAGCAGTGCGCAAGCTGCGGTGCTTTCTGCCATGGGTATTGAGCACCGCGTCCGCCCTGATGGATCAGTAGCAGTGAGCGAAGCACACGTCGAGCGGGTGCTAGGCGGCGAGGTTTTCAAAAAGAAAGCCAAGACCATTGAACCGAACTGGGGAGCATTAAGTGCCCAAAGCTAGACTTAAAGAAAACAAAGGTCTACCGGAGCGCTGGGTCTTACACCATGGCGCTTACTACTTCCGCGTACCCGTCGGCCTTGAACATCTATGGGAAGGCAAGAAGAAATTCTTGCTTGGCCACTCGCTGCCCGAAGCATTCAAAGCGTACGCTGCGCGTATCGAAGTGAAAGATAAAACCAAGACGATCGGCGACTTGCTCGATCGCTACTCAATTGAAGTGGTGCCTGAGAAGGCGCCCGCTACGCGGCAAGGCAATATCATTCAAATCAAAACACTGCGCTCAGTGTTCGGCGACATGCCCTTGTTACCATTCGCCCCGCAGCTAGTTTATAAATATGTAGACAAGCGCGAGTTTAAGATCGCTGCGCATCGAGAGATCGAAGTGCTATCGCACGCCTACACCAAGGCCGTTGAGTGGGGCATTATCGACAAGCACCCATTCAAAGGCGAAGTGCGCCTTGAAGGCGAGAAGCCCCGCGATCGATATATCGAAGACTGGGAGATAATCGAATGCCTGGCACTACCGGCCAAGCAACCTAAGGGCGGCGTCGCAGTAATTCAAGCCTATATCAAATTGAAGTTGCTCACTGGCATGGCACGTGGCGACTTGCTACGCCTAGAGCCAGCTCGCCATTTCAAAGAAGACGGCATTCACGTCACCCGCCATAAGACGGCGAACAGTTCTGGCAAGCGTACGATCTACCAGTGGACGCCTGCATTGATCGCAGCAAAAGACCAGGCACTTGCTGCAAGGCCTGTACATATATCGCCTTTCTTATTTTGCACACGCAAAGGTGAAGGGTACATCAATGAAGATACAGGCAGCCCTCCCGGATGGAAGAGCATGTGGCAACGATTCTTTGCCAGAGTAATTGCTGAAACTAAAGTGACCGAGCATTTTACCGAGCACGATCTGCGTGCTAAAGTGGCCAGTGACGCAGAGAGTTTGCAGCATGCTACCGAGCTGTTAGCACATGCAGATTCCAGAACAACTGAGAGAGTCTACCGTCGCAAGGCGGTAGTCGTGAGGCCAATGAAATGATTAAACAAAACACTGATGGAACCTTTGAGAGGACCGGCTTGCCTGCCGAGTTTTGGCAACTATTGAAACAACAGAAGGCAACACCTACCACTGAAGGGAAGGTAGAACACATCCCTTTTACGAAATTCTATGACCCAAAGCAATAACTATGACCCAAAAGAAAAGGCTCACATCGCTGTGAGCCTTGCTATTTGGTGCGCCCGAAGAGATTCGAACTCCTGACCCCTTGGTTCGTAG